CGGCGTGCAACAGGCGGTGGATCGCATCGCCGCCCCGGCGGGCTCGGAAGACGCCACCCTGATGATGGCCCGGGTCCAGGCGCGCGGCGGCCTCGCCTCGTACATGATTTTCGGCACTGAACTCAGCGCCGGTCACCACAACGAAAAGTTTGACTTCGACGAGAGCGTGATGGCGGTAGCGGTCGAAACCCTGGCGCGCGTCGCGCTTAACTTTCCCTGGCAGCGGGGGGTGTAATGGAAGCCATTTTTCAGTTTGTGGACGAGGTGGTTGAGGCACAACGCGACACCTACTGCGCCATCGCCGACGACATCTGGGACCACCCGGAGACCCGCTTTGAGGAGTTCTGGTCAGCCCAACGGCTGGCCGACGCCCTGGAGGCGGAAGGTTTTCAGCTCACCCGCGATGCTGGCGGGATCCCGAATGCCTTTATCGCCAGCGTCGGTGAGGGCCAACCGGTCATTGCCCTGCTCGGCGAATTTGACGCCCTGGCGGGACTCAGCCAGCAGGCCCACAGCGCGGAACCGACGCCCTTGACACCGGGAGCCAACGGCCACGGCTGTGGGCACAATCTGCTCGGCACCGCGGCATTCGCCGCGGCGGTCGCCGCCAAAGGCTGGCTGCAGCAGCACGGCGACAGCGGCACTCTGCGCTTCTACGGTTGTCCCGGCGAGGAAGGCGGTTCGGGAAAAACCTTTATGGTGCGCGAAGGGTTGTTTGATGATGTCGATGCGGCGCTGACCTGGCATCCGGAAGCCTGGGCCGGGATGTTCAGTACCCGCACCCTCGCCAACATTCAGGCGGCATGGCGATTTACCGGCACCGCGGCCCACGCCGCTAATTCGCCGCACCTGGGCCGGAGCGCGCTGGATGCCGTCACCCTGATGACCACCGGCAGCAATTTCCTCAATGAACATATCATCGAGAAGGCGCGCGTCCATTACGCCATTACCGATACCGGCGGCGTCTCGCCCAACGTGGTGCAGGCGCAGGCGGAAGTGCTGTATTTGATCCGCGCGCCGGAGATGGCCGACGCTGAGCAAATCTTCGCCCGCATAGAGAAGATTGCCCAGGGAGCCGCGCTGATGACCGAGACCCAGGTCAGCTGCCGCTTTGAAAAAGCCTGCTCCAGCTATCTGCCCAACCGCACGCTTGAGGCGGCGATGTATCAGGCGGTCTGTCATTACGGTACCCCCGCCTGGAGCGACGAGGAACGCGCTTTTGCCGCGGCGATCCGCGCCACTCTCAGCGCCAATGATATTAACAACAGCCTGAACAATATTGCCGGCACCAGTGGCGAGGAAGGCAAAACGTTCGCTCGTCGTCACCGCGACACCTTGCTGATTGATGAGGTGGCGCCCTGGGCGGCCACGGATAACGTCCTCGCCGGATCCACCGACGTCGGCGATGTTAGCTGGAAAGCGCCGGTGGCCCAGTGCTTCAGCCCGTGCTTCGCGGTGGGTACCCCGCTGCACAGCTGGCAGCTGGTGAGCCAGGGCAGAACCTCCATTGCCCATAAAGGGATGTTGCTGGCGGGGAAAGTCCTCGCGGCGACCGCCATCCGTTTATTCAGCGACAGCGCCCTGCTGGAGGCCAGCCAGCAAGAGCTCAGGCAGGTACTGGCCGAACGCCCCTATCGTTGCCCGATCCCGGCGGAGGTGAGTCCGTCCGTTTTACGATAACCACTTAGAGGCTACTCCTGGCCAACGCTGACCGGATCGCGGCACGCACCGCCCATAATAACCGCCGGCAGTACGGGAGCAGGCCTGCCCAACACAACAACGACAACAGAGGAATGCCCATGAGTATGTCATCCATACCGTCATCTTCCCCCGGCGGAAAGCGCTATGGCTGGGTAGAGAAGATCGGTAACAAGGTCCCGCACCCGTTTTTGCTGTTTATCTATCTCATCGCCGTGCTGATCGCTGCCACGGCAATCCTCTCCGCCCTCAACGTTGGGGTACAAAACCCAACTGACGGTTCGCGGGTGGTGGTCAAAAACCTGCTCAGCGTGGAAGGATTGCACTGGTTTTTGCCGAACGTGATTAAAAACTTCAGCGGTTTTGCGCCGCTGGGGGCGATCCTCGCCCTGGTGCTGGGCGCCGGCTTTGCCGAGCGGGTGGGCCTGTTACCGGCGTTGATGGTCAAGATGGCCTCGCACGTCAGCGCCCGCTATGCCAGCTATATGGTGCTGTTTATCGCCTTTTTCAGCCATATCTCTTCCGATGCGGCGCTGGTGATTATGCCGCCGCTGGGGGCGCTGATGTTTCTTGCCGTCGGTCGGCATCCTGTCGCTGGTCTGCTGGCGGCGATAGCCGGCGTGGGCTGCGGCTTTACCGCCAATCTACTGATTGTCACCACCGACGTGCTGCTCTCCGGGATCAGCACCGAGGCGGCAAAGTCCATCGATGCCTCTTTGCACGTCAGCGTGATCGACAACTGGTACTTTATGGCGACCTCGGTGATCGTTCTGACGCTCGTCGGCGGACTGATCACCGATAAGCTGGTCGAGCCGCGGCTGGGCCAGTGGCAAGGCAGTCGTGATGAAAAGCTGCAGACGCTGACGCCCGGGGAGCGGTTCGGCCTGCGCATCGCCGGCGTGGCGACGCTGGTATTCGTGGCGGTCATCGCCCTGATGGTGGTCCCCGAAAACGGTATTCTTCGCGATCCGGTTCAGCATACGGTCATGCCCTCGCCGTTTATCAAAGGCATCGTGCCGCTAATTATCTTTTTCTTCTTTGTCGTGTCGCTGGCATACGGCATCGCCACCGGCAAAATTCGCCGCCAGGCCGACCTGCCGCAGTTGATGATTGAGCCGATGAAAGAGATGGCCGGGTTTATCGTGATGGTCTTCCCGCTGGCGCAGTTCGTGGCGATGTTCAATCGTAGCCACAAATCAGACCATATAAAATATATATAATAATATCAGTCATATATAAAAACATACTGGATATCGAGACAGTTATATTCTAGGCTATTTTCACCCGTTTTAACCCATTATGTTGTTATCAGCACCCCACACAGCACCCCACAGTTTAAGGTTTGGATATGGCTTTCTTCACCATAGAGAAAAGATTACGCAGCGATGGAACTGCCCGTTATCGCTGTACTGTAGCCGTTAAACAAAATGGTAAGTACGTCCACCGGGAGAACAAAACCTTCTCCAAGAACACCCTTGCGAAGTCCTGGGGGGCTAAACGTGTAGCATACATTGAAGAGCATGGTCTCCCAGAGCCAGAAAAAGAGATGAAAGAGATCTCTGTTAAAACTGTTGGTGACCTGCTTACTCAGTATGAAAACCACCCAAACATAACGCTCGGTGCATCAAAAAGAAGCTCTCTCCGCACCCTTGGCCGTTCCTTTCTGGCAGAAATCAAACTTACGGACTTGACCGCAAAACATATTATCGAGCACTGCCAGACCCGAAAAGCGCAAGGACTTGCGCCTTCCACTATCTCTCAGGACGTATCGTATTTAAGTGTTGCGCTTGAAGCGGCCAAGCCACTTTTTGGCGCCCCAGCTAATTTGAACGAATTATCTGACGCTAAAGTTTGGTTGAGAAATATGGGGATCACAGGTCCTTCACAGCGACGTAGTCGCCGCGCAAGTGCTACCGAGGTTGATCGGTTGTATGAAGTTCTTAAAGTTAAGGCAGAAACGGCATACACCGGGGCGCCATTACATCAAATATTTATGTTTTCCATACTTACATGTATGAGGGTTGGAGAGGTTTGTCGTCTTCTCTGGGAGGATGTGGACGATATTCAGCGTTCTGTTATCGTTAGAGACAGGAAGGACCCGAGGAAAAAAATCGGCAACCACATGTTAGTGCCCTTACTTGGTGATGCCTGGAGGATATTGACGATGCAGCCTCGTGTTGACGACAGGGTATTCCCGTTCAATCCGAAAAGTATAACAGCCATGTATCGGCGCGTTCGTGACGAGTTGGGGATTGAGGATCTGAGGTATCACGATCTACGGCGCGAAGGGGCAAGCCGTCTGTTTGAAGCAGGATTCAGCATTGAAGAGGTAGCGCAGGTCACAGGACATCGTTCACTCAATATATTGTGGCAGGTTTACACTGAGCTATTTCCGAAAACTCTGCATGAAAAATTCGATAAGTTGCAGAAAAGCAAAAACATTGAGTAGAATCAAAAGCGGTGCTCCCCCTGCCTGAGCCCACGCCCACCCGGCAACTAATGCATGCTGATGCCGGGTGGGATTTTACACCAAATCCTCACTCTGCCTCATATTGTGCCCTTACTTGGCAGGTACTTATATAGCGTCTTCACATTCACCCCTATCACATCTGCGATCTGTTGCCGGGTAGCGCCGTTCTCCAGCATTCGGCGGCACCGCTCCACCACTTCTTCAGTCATTACCCGGCGGCGGCGGCCGCCCCTCCCCTGCTCCCTCGCAGCGGCTAAACCGGCGCGGGTACGCTCGACGATCAGCTCGCGCTCCATTTCTGCCAGGGCGCTCATGACGTGGAAGAAAAAGTGGCCTGCTGGCTTACTTTACCGATGACAAAATGGGTAAACGCTTTACGACGGCGCTGGTCTATGCAAAGGCGACGTTCACCGGGATGGGGCAAAGCCTAGCTTCCCTAAACGGTTCTTTGGCTTCGACGGCACGAATGCTGCGGGCGACACGCTGTCAGAGAGCAGTTTTGTGGCGTCAACGCTGTCTGATTTGTGGCTTTTTTATAATCAGGGTTAGTACAAAGTCTGAAATAACAAGAAACATCTGGAAACGATGGAGATTTTCTCTGAAAATATGCTGCGCGCAAGGACGCACACAGCAATAATGTTATGTTGTATTTTCCCCTTGAGTGTGCCTGGTCAAGGGGTTTTTTTCGCCGTATTGAGCCGGAAAATATTTATAAATCGTCTTCACCCCCCCCTCTCACATCGGCTACCTGCTGCCGGGTTGCGCCCGTACCCAACATCCTGCGGCATCGCTCCACAACCTCAGTGGTCATTACCCGGTGGCGTCCGCCGACTCTCCCCTGCTCCCTAGCAGCGGCTAATCCGGCTCGGGTACGCTCCACTATTAACTCGCGCTCCATTTCCGCCAGGGCGCTCATGACGTGGAAGAAGAATCGCCCTGCTGGCGTCGAAGTGTCGATCGAGTCGGTCAGGCTGCGGAAGTTCACCCCGCGCGCCTGAAGCTCCGACACGAGCGTAATCAGATCACGCACGCTGCGGCCAAGCCGATCCAGTTTCCAGACCACCAGCACATCACCCGGGCGGAGCCGCCGCAGCGCTCGCTTTAAACCTGGCCGCCGGGCATTCTTCCCGCTGACCATATCCTCGAAAACCAGCTCACATTCTACGAATTCTTCCAAGATCAGGATGCCATCCTCACCATCACTTGAGATGCCAAAATCTGCGAGCAGCTATCCAGAACGCAAACTCGCCGGTTTACCTCATCACCAGAACGGCGCATCATGAGCTCGCAGTTAATCAAGTAATTTTCGGTGCGAACACTTTTTATTTTCATGGTCACGTTGGCTTCGCGCAGGGTGAATGCGTGGTTGAGCTTCGCCAGTTCGCGCTGAAAGTCCACGATGCGTACGATGCGGCGGCACGACAGTTCAACCTTGATGCTGTTTTTGAAAGCAAGCGGGAAATGATAATGATCTTGCAATCCACTGACTCTTATGGGATTAATGGTGTCATTATCTCCCCTATTTGCTCGATAAGCTTAGCTATTGCGTCTGGTAATTGAGATTGAAATGATTCATCGAGAATCCGGTTGATTATGTAGCGAAATTTCACTTATACAATCACAGCAAAGCATAATGAGGTTAGCATATGGAAGTCTTTAAATATTTCAAAGAGAAGTCTTTCAAGGATGATTATCTAAATGGTAAAATCAGGCTAGGCACTTTGAATTATTACAGAGGAATTGAAAATGAAAAGCAAGGTGATGTTTTAGAGGGGATTTCAAAATATAAAGTGCCATATCAGGAGTTCGATAAGACAGCATGGGATGAAGTCATCAAAGTTCAACCACAATTCGCACAACTTGTTGAAGTTGCCGAGGGTGGAACAGTTATTATGCGAGACTGTGAAACAGAAAGCTACTGCCATGATGAATATATAGTATGCGCAACAACTGTCAGAAATGATGACTATTTCAAGGAGGACTTTGGGGAGTTCTGTATCAAAATAGAACAACCAGATTTTTTTTGTGATTTAGTTGCCGATCAACTGTGCTTAAAATTCAAAAAAGATATCAGATATATCAATAAACCTGTTTCATATACTAAAGTTGAGTTAACGAACTTTTTGCAGCAACAAGATCCTGTTTTTACAAAACCCAAAATACCTTATGAAGGTCAAAATGAATTTCGATTCTTTTGGTTAATGAACCCACTTAATGACTCTGGTGAGCAAACGCTCACCATTGACATTGGTCAGCACTGGGCTAAAAAAATTTTTGTAGATTTGAAGTAAAGAAATTGCCCGGTATTTTTTAAATGTACCGGGCAAATACATTCCTTGTAAAAAATCACATAATTAAACCAACAGCCTTAGCCCACGCCATCCACTGAGTGGCGGCTTTTGTAATTTCATCATCTGTCAACGCAACAGTGTGTAAAGCAGAAAATCTGTGAATCCCTGCGTTCGTTAGATCAGCCTGGTAACTACCACCGATACGCAGTTTTGCCCCCAAATCCGCCGGGTCGCCCATATCCGTCGTTTTCTCCGCTGACAGCGCCTTGTTCAGGATTTTGAAATCCATTTTCTGACCTGATTTAAAGCGCGCGCACAGCAAATAGTTTGTGTTTGTCAGCAACCCGCCGAGCGCGACTGTGCGCTGCGTCGATACGCCTCCATTTATAGTGTTAACAGCAAAATTTAACGTCATATTCGTCGAGCCTGGCTGCGTTCTGAGCACTACGCCCTGCGTTGTGCCTGAGCCTGACTGCCGGGGTCCGTTAAAATTGCTGAGCAGCAGAATCTGTGAAAGGGTCGGACAGTTGAAGATTGTGAAAAAAGTAAAGTCCAGAGGCTGAAGAATACCCGTATCAAGCAATGTGCCTGCAGGCGTAAACTGGACGCCATTTTCCTGCACAACAGGCGAACCCAGTACCGTTGCAGCTACCCCATCCGGTGCGAGATTCCGACCAGTTTTATCTGCCTCTCCATAAAAATTCAAATATTTCAGGCCACGGCGAACGAGCGGGTCAAAACCCAGGCCTTTATCACCAAAATAACCCGGAACAATAATACGCGAACCCATAATTTGTTTTCCTTAAATAGCGATTGCCTGGCGACGAAATGCCACACAGGGGTTATTCAGTGGGTATGGACGGTTTACCAGCTCTGGAATATTTGATTCCGGATATTGCCCCGTCCCTTCATGAAATTCGTAATTCGCAACAGCGACCGTTGTGTCGCTGTCAAACAGATTTCCGTTACCGTTACTTCCGGTCTGGCTGGCGTACCATAGATAAACATCGCCGGTCGTTTCACGCCCCAGTGTAATATCGACTACGGTATCGGCTACAATGTCGACCCGCGTCACCGGAACGTCCCCGGCGTCGTCAGTGACTCTGAATCCTTTTGCGGCATACGTCGTCGGAGATGAACCCACGTAGCACGATCGAAACTGAAGCGGCGGGCTCCACACCAGGAAATCCGCACGCAGGAATGTTCCGCTCAGCGTGACTGACAGGGGTTGCAGTGGACGCCAGTTCTGGCGACGATCAATTGCACGATGGAGCACTTTTCCGAACTGCATTCCCAGCCAGCGGTAGCCGTTCGCGTCAAGATGGCCACCCTTGTCGGTGACAGCATACGCCGGTGATGCCATCATTACGTTTGCATCTGCTGCACAGATATCGAGCTGAGCCTCGCCAATGCTCATATTCGTGCTGTCGCGCGTCCAGCTGCCGCTGGTCTGATACAGCACAGTCAGGGGGGGCTCTGTCTGCCCGGTGATAGCGGTAGTATCGGTAATGACATCATCAATGAGCTTTCTCAGGAGTGCTCTGTATTCTGCGCGGTCTGTCGCCCCTCCTTTTGTGCTGTCATAGTTATATTCATTGCCAAGATATAAAAAACCCACCACGCCGCAGGTTTTACCTTCGGCATCAGCAATGGCTTTAATCTGGGTAACGGCTGAAATGATCCGGTTGTAGAATCCCCAGGAATGGCCTTTAGAGAGATGTTCAATAATCTGCCCGCCCACACCGCAGTTCACAGCCACAATTTTGCGCTCATCCGTTACCACTCCCCGGAACTGTAACTGCATTTCCCGCCACATCCACATCGCGCCAATATCGACGGTTTCACCGAAATTGTTAGCCCCACGAGGCAGTGCGGCCACAGCCTCATCGGTCATAAGGTTTCCGCCGTCAGGAGGGGCGATTAAATCCTGCACCACCGCACGGGCTGATCTGATTTCAGCTCCGTTCAACGGCGTAAATGTTGAACCATTCTCATTTTTTGGCCGGACGGAGTCACCGAGCATATTAATGTTCAGAGTAGCGCGAATGTCCTTGCTCAGTGCAGCCCATCCCTCATTCCCGTTACTCAGCGACTGGCCGTCTGTGATCAGAATATTGTAATCGTAAACCGGCCGAGCAATACGCGTATTAATTTCGTCTCGTGCGGCAGCAGCAGCGGCAAGATTTGCTGCATTTCTGCGTGAAATGTCATCTACCCCATCGTTATTCTGATCGCTTTGCTCACCATTGAGATTCATCAGGACAAATCCCACACTGTCGCGAAATACAAAACCAGAAATATCCGCGTCAGATTCAGCACTGAATGCCTCAGTCACCAATCGCTGCTGCTCAACGACAGGCTGAACACTGTCAACAGAGCTGAGCAGAGGAGTCCCTATTTGCTGAATAACGAATCCGACGCTATCCCGGAATACAAAACCATCAATAAACTCATCATACTCAGCCGTCATCGCATTGCTCTGAATTGCATTCAGGCCGAATGCCGCCAGACGAAACCCCGCCTCATCATTAAGTGTCAGTAAAGGAGAATCAGCATCATCAGTAGCAATGAGAGATGAGATATAGTCAAGAACTGCCTGGATGGCCGCTTGAGAAGGCATTTTCCGCCCGGTAGGCTGCAGCGTCCCGGCGTTGTTAATAACCTCAACTGCCAGCGCGCTGTCGTCCGGGCTGCGGTAATACGTGCTGCTCCCCTCGGGGATATTCGCGATATCCGCCTGCGCCGCCGCCAGCGTCGCGTACTGCTTACTGAGCGGGATCAGGTTCTGCCTGATCTCGTCGTTTTTCGCCATCATCTGGCGCCACGTATCCAGCGGTTCACCGCCGCGGTCGTTAACCGTTCCGGCCGGACCGTTCACCAGTTCGTCAGCGCGCTTGACGTTATCCAGGAAAATTTCAGGCGTCGTCGTTCCCAAAGGCGGGTTAAGTTCGGCCATTTTTTGCTCCAAAAAAGGCGTTCGCCCAAACGAGGGTTTGAGCGAAAGAAAAGTTGAAAGGGATTTTTTGGTATTAAGCGACGTCGCCGGGGTATGTGGCGTCGTCGTACTGGTAGAAAATTTCTTTATATTCAGGTGCAGTAATCTGACAGTTGCTGTCACCCGATGGGGCAACCTCCTGGACTATCCCATGCCGCGCACCCTTTTCACTGTCGCAGAACAATAACTTCGGCAGGTCAATATCTGGGTCATCCATTATCCAGTCATCCGGATGCAGGTCGTCGTTGTACGGCACCGTCAGCGTGAAATCATCTACCCGTTGCGGCGTGAGCATTCGCGATGATGGTCGACCGTCCTGAAACTGTATCCAGCAGCGAGGATTCGCGTAGCTCCAGTCCAGTGGCTCCGTGACGTGCAGCGTAATTTTCTGGAAGTCGTAAATCATCGCGTCAATCAGGCAACTTTGGGTTTTCCCGGTTGGAATGTCGTCGGACAAAATGATGTGATCACCGAAGTCATGACACCATCCCAGCATTGAAGTCGTAGCCGTATATGTCCGGCGTTGGTGGAGATATTTCATTAACCGACGCATCCCGATACGCCAGGCGCGATCTGCAGTCATGGCAACATCAATGGTGTATGCCTCCGTTTTGCGCGGAAAAGGATTTTCCGGCGTCCGGCACTGTACGGTTTCCTCCGCCCAAGTCACAGGGTTGATATATTTCACATCCACGCCATCAAAATCATCCTCCGACGGGACCCTGAATGACGTCTGCATTTCCTCGACGGTATCCTGAGGAGTAATGATCCCTGTCCAGCTTTTGACGCCCTCTCTTCCGACAGAAAGCAACCCGTCAGACAGCAGAAAATACCCCATGCCAGCCTCTGCAATTTTGTCGAAAATATCCTTTGCTGACGTGCCATCACTGCTTGCCTGGTGATCAAAATATTCTCCCCTTGGCGTCCAGTAGGTCTCCTCCAGCGTACTGAGTGCCGCAATGTCGATCTGGTCGTCGCGATATCCCAGACTGCGGGCAAGATGCAGGAACGCACCGCTGATTGTCCTGTCACCACCGCCATCATAATTTCGCGTGGCGACAACACTCACACGCTTGTCTGACTGCGCCGCCAGCTGGCCACCGGTTTCAACCGTGATCCCTATTGTTGATATCCCTGCGTAGGAGGTCGGACGGGAAAGCAAACGACCTCTGAGCGCCTGCCAGAACATGCTGTCTCTCGCGTTGTTGCTCCCCTGCTCATTACGGCGGCGGCATCGAACCTCCACCAGCCCAGGAGAGGACAGATCAAAACGCTCTGTAAAACCGAGGCCATTAATGTTTTTAAGCGCGTAAACCCCTGGCTTACTCGTCCACCCTGATCCGGAACCATAAACGCGATACTGGATTTCATACTCGACATGGCGGACCCGCTTATTCCCGTTGTTCTGGAACCCGCAAATTCCGTTTGGGAAAGCAAAGTTGACCTCGAAGGCGTCCACAACTTCATTTTGCGGGCAGGCCAGAAAGGGGCCTAGCCAGGTTTCATTATCGTTAATACCAGACGCGGCAAAATCCACGACGGTACGGGTCATAAAGCCTGACCAGGTGCTGTCAACGACACCGTTAACCACACGCTGTACGGTCGCAGAGGGACCATCAGTAGACGCTATCTGGTATTCGTTGCCACGGTGCGCCAGGGAAATCCGCTGAGTGCCTTCCGGCAATCCGGAAAAGGCAGTGCCAGAATCGTATGCCAGCGTCACGCTGGCTGTTACCGTAGGGCTTCCGCCGCTGGAGGCTGCACCAGCAGTAAATACCGGGCTGTCACCAAATACTGACGCAGGCAGGAAAGATGATGAAATGGAACCTCCACGCCAGGGGCTGGAAATCTCCGCGATACGTATTACGCCGCCATCATCCTGAGCAATCAGCCCAGAACCATTCAACCCGCCATTAATCGCTGCGAGCAAGCCAGACATTGTGCCGTAGTTGGCGACCAGAGATATGGTATAGATGATACCCTGCCAGGTCAGAGCAAAGGTCTGGCTGGTTGTCGTAAAGTCATACGTTGACGGCGAGGCACTGGCGCGTAATACCGCAGTCGCTCCCCCTGTTCCCGGAACGGCGTCCTGGTGAGGGGTATACGTGGCGATCTGCAGGTCATAGTCAGTACCGTTAAACGTTAGGGTGACAGGCATTCCGCTGAATGGCGCAATCTCTGACACGACGTCGCCTGTCAGCACGTTAAAACCGCCCTCGATGGATACCTGATAATTCACTGGCGCTTTCAGGGTGACAATTGCACCGGCGATCCAGCCAGGAGGAAGTTTGTTCTCATCCTCGTCTTCATCATTATCATCATCGACATCGAGGCCAGAAAACGAGACAGAGGCACCGCTGACGGTCATGGCATCAGCAACGATATCACTGGCTTCAGGGGCAGTCTGAGCCATATCGAGGCCGCTGCCGCTCGACGTTCCCCCAACTTCCGTTGAGTTGAACCATATCTCACTGCGACGATCCCCGGCCACATTATCGCCAGGCCCATAGCTGGTATATGAAAAGCCCTCGCCCAAGGTCAGCGCCGGAGTTTCTCCTACCCGAAAATCCCCACCGGTATAGGAGAAACGCCCATATCCAAGGCAGACAAACATTTCGACCGTCATTCTGGTTGGATCAGCGGGGTCGAATCGCGTTACCGGCTGTACCAGGTAATCCGGGTAGATCCGGTTTCGCCCGAAAGCCTCCCTAACGGGATCGCCAAGCTTCGCTGTGTTGGCTTTAGCCGGATTCAGATCCAGCGATGAAGCGTTACTGGATGAAAAGCCGCCCAGCTCTGGTTTAGGGGCAAAGAATAATGCATAGGCCGTAGACGCAATGGATACGGCCACCGAAACCCACGCGGCAATTTCAAGACCCGTGCCATACGGAATGGGATATATCCGCACGTCGCTGTCTGGCCGCAACAAACATAACGGCCATTCCGCCGGGGGGACTGCCTGGCCGTTCAGCTCGATCACGACAGGATGAGTTTTATCCTGTGAATAGCTCGGGACATTTCTGCTCATCCACTCATGCAGCGTCAGCACACCATGCTCGTGCGTTTCAAGAGGTTCACCCGGAAGCCGGGACGGGTAAAACTTTATCGTCATTGCCAGAACTCCACGCGGTTAAAGCGACGGATGAATCGCGACAGTGGCAGAAACGTAACCCCCGAGCCTGGATTGCATTCCGCGACCTGCAGCTGGTTATCGAGCATTACAACGATCCCGACATGGGAAACTGTTGAGCCCGAATAGCAAGCCACTCCGGCACCTTCACAGGGTTCACAACGTTTCAGCGAAAGCATCAGCTTTCTCGCTTCCCGGTCGAGGCCCCCGCCGTCTTTGGTCACACCTGCAAAATCCGGCCATTCAGGTAGCCCCAGGTCGCTGCGTATTTCATTCACAATGCCGAAGCAGTCGAGTAGCGGGTAGGCTCTACCGCCCTTCTGCCATTTAACAGAACGGTATTTATCAGGATTAAACATATTTGCCTCAGATTAGTAACGTAAGCCCGGATGCTCGGCGAGGTTGTAACGTTTACGGGGCCAGGCTGTTTTGAGGACATTCATATAGCCTGCCGTGACCTGAACTGCTGTCGGGGTCCAGGAGCCGGATTTAATATCGAGCGTATACGGTGATGATGCCGGAGCAGACAGATCGGATGAAATGTACCGCCGGAATGTCAGCGTGGCTGATTTCATTTCATCCAGAATTTTATCGATCGCCTCTGAAACCCGTCCGTCAATATTGCTGATAGCAAACTTTAAATCCTGTGTCCCATCGGCGTTCCTGGCTGGTAAGGCGATATCTATCGCGCTGGCATCAAACGTCACCGGCTGACCATTTTCCAGCGTCACTGAAACGTCATCCCAGCCACTGGTTAGCCAGTAGTTATCATCGCCTGCTGATATCTGCAGCGTATCGTGAATAACCTCCGATCCGCTGCTGGCATATAGTCGCTCAAGAATTGTCATGCTTCGGCCACTCTCTGTTTAGCGCAATATCCAGTAACGACTGGCCCGCCAGCCATTCCGGGTAATTCCCCCAGCCAGAAGGCGGTAACGGGCGCTCCCATAATTCCAGCGTTGCGCTGTACTGCCAGTATTTTGGCGCGACCAGCGTCGGCCCTTCGTAAATATCCACGAACCTGGCTTTATAGGGCTTTACCCCGACTGGAGTCTGGAGTTTCAGATAGAACCAGGACTGGCCATCTTTAAGCGCATCCCTGAAAAACGCCTCAAACACCTGCGCCAGAGCATCAGTTTTAAAAATCCATTTAACTGATGCCTGGGTGGGTGTTGAGGTATATCGCCTTCGTTGTTGAGCGCGACCGGACGTCATCTCCGTTCGCAGTAAAGGTGATATAGGCTTAAACCCGTACCCGTCCATAAGCGGCATGGGCAGGTATTCATCCGGGTAGAAAATATCTGCCATGAATATTCCCTCCGGGCAGGTCTATCTTGGTTTTTTAGATTGGAGATTTGAATAAATAGCCCGACCGAATTTCTTCTGGGGGTTATTTACTTCGGCGGTTAAGGTGTTAACTATCCGCTGTTCCAGAGCGTCATTCCTTCGCTCAATTGCCTGCATCGTTATGTCATCCGGTTTACCGGTGAACGTACTTCTGGCATCTACGCTGACAGCAATTCGTGGCTGTGCCTGGATCTGCTTCGCAGCGTTCTGTACCGCCGGAGATTCCCGCCCAACAGCTCTGACCCCAAGCGAACCATCAGCGCCACGGGTAAGGGGCATGATGGCTTCCGGCCCGGCCTCGCCGAATACACCTGCCCCTTTCGCAAACGCAAAATATTGGGGAGTGCTGTAAACACCATTGCTGTAGGCAGAAAGTGACGGAGAATCGTAAACGCCTCCGAGAGCGTTAAATGAAAAATTAGCTCCCGCGCTTTGAATAGCGGTACCACTACTTGCCGCACCGCTGGCACCGCCAAAAAGACTACCGAACAACCCACCCGCTCCGCCGCCAAATGACGCCATAATCGCTTTAGTGATCAACGCCTGTGTTGCCATCTGGATCAGCGTCTTAATCACCGTTTCGCCCAGGGAAGAAAAAATATTCGACATCCCATATTTAAACGAAGCAGCGCCTGTCAGGACGTTTGTCAGGTTGTTGGAGATAGAGTTAGTGGTGGCATCCAGAATCTCGCTGGTTGCAGTGGCAGCCATTGAACTCAGATCAGAAGCCTGATCGGCATAGTTCATCAGGGAATCGCTGATCCCCGCGCGCCAGTCTGACTGCTGTTCATCGGTTTTTTTGTAATACTCCTCCTGAATATCCAGGCGTTCGGCAAGCGCTGTTTTAAGCGCTTCCGTTTGCTTTTTATACAGGTCTTCGGAAATCTGCCCACGACTGAAATCACGCTGTAAGTCACGCTGCTGCCTGAGAAAATCAGCACGAATATCCGCCATTTCCGTCATTCGGTCACGGGCTTTATCCCCCTGTCCCGCGCCGAGGAAATCGATATTCCCCCTTTCCCGGGCGGCAGCATTACTGTCGGCCAGACCTTCGCGGAATGTTTTTAACTGTTCAGCGATATTTTTCTGATCAATAAGCGCCGCATTGTGCAGCAACGTTTCCTTTTTGGATTTTTCAAGCGAAGATAATTCCCCCTGAGTAACCTGATATTTCATCTTTGCCAGTTCAGTGTTTTGGCTGGAAAGAGCAATTTGCTCCCGTTGCTGTTTAATCAGCCGGGTATAGGTATCTTCGGTTTTCTCCGCCTCGGTTTTCCCATGCCTTCCTTTTGGCTTGGGTTTATTTTCCTGGTTGTTTCTCCATTCATTCAGGCCGTTATTAATCAACTCCTGCCGTCCGGTCTGAAACTGTGGGTCGTTAGTTAACCCCAGGTCATCCGCAGCATAACCCAGTCGTGCGCGCTCTTTGTCCTCACCTTTGAGTTTTGAAAGCGCCAGATCACGACGGCTTTTTTCAAGTGCAGCCGTTTGCTGGGTTGTGAGGTCTACCTGCGGTAAGCGTAGTGGTGCGTTTACCAGCCCCTGCCGGGCCATGAGGAGATTATTTCCGAGACCCAGCAAACGGTTAAATTCAGTATGCTCACCGTTCATCATTAATAACGATTGATATGCTGAATTCTGTTCTGCGGCCTGCTGCCGGATTAATGCTATTCGCCTGTTCTCTATCCCTTCCAGTACCGACTGGATCGACTCAGACTTAGCCTGCATCTGAGTCAGCCTCTCCTGTTCAACGGCCAGAGCGGAAGTCGCTTCTTCCAGACTACGGGTGACCGTTTCAACCGAAGTAAGGTGGTTTATCATGAAACCGCCACTGGTTGTCGGCCCGGGGTTGGACAGAACATACTGATAGCCCGCGATCTCTTCCTTCAGGCTTTTTACTTTTGATGCCTGTGCATCAACAAGACGGTTTTGCTCCTCCAGCGCCTGACGGGTTTTGGTCTCATTATCAGAAACTTCGGGCAGGGACATTGATTTTGTCTTTTCACGGACTGCATCAATGGTGTTTGCATATTCCTGAGCGGATAATCTGGCCTGTTCCTGATTCTGGTACATCGTGTACCAGGCACCGGCACCAAGCAAAACCAGCCCTGGAATACCGCCAACGAGGCTTAATGCTCCACCCATGAGCCGGGAACCTACAGCAGTAACCGAGTTCAGCGCAGTCTGAGCGGATACTCTGGCCTGAATATTACGGTTAAGTGACTCCTGCGCCAGTGAGAGCCGTTTTTCTGCAGCGGCCTGCGCGTCTGTACCCCGCGCCGCTGCCAGTGCCTGCTGAGCACGATAAACTGCAGCACGCGCGCGAGCTGTCGAAACCTGCATCCCTCTGACCTGGGCTTCAGCTAAAGCTACTTCACTTTTTGCAGCATTAATAATCCCGGCCGTTGCAGAGCTGGCACCAAGAGCCATATTTCCCAAATATCGGGCTGCACCAACGGCAACAAGCGCTCCGGCAGCAGTGGCGATCTGATCAATATTGTTGGCTACGCCATCAAGTAATCCGGTTAAGGTATTTGTCGCGCCACTAGCTTCATTAGCTCCACCGACCCATTGCATAAAAGCGTTTTCAACTTTTGTTGCCGACGATGAAACAGTCTGCGGCAATTCACCATATTCATTCCGTAGCTTACCAAGCTGGCTGATGAGGGCTGGCACTACTTTATCAATGGTTAACTGCCCCTGATCCGCCATAGATTTAAGGTCTTTACGCGCAACCCCCATCCCTGCCGCAAGCGCCCGTATAACCCTGTCACCGCTCTCGTTGACGGCATTGAATTCTTCACCTCTCAGCACGCCCTGCGCCAGAGCCTGGCTAAACTGAGTGATGACCGAACTGGACTCCTGAGCATTCGCGCCAGAAAGTTTTAAACCAGTAGAAATAGCCTCAGTAATATCCAGCACCTGGCTGGAGCTGTAACCATATTCCCGCATTGATGCTGCTGAACGGGAAAATAAATTAGCGTTGTCAGAAAAAGATGTACCCGTTTTCTGACTGATATCCATCAGCTGTTTTTGAGAGCTGGTAAAATCATCAGTTGATTGAGATGCCTGTTTTAGGCGGGCGTTTACTGAATTCCATTCATCGGCCAGGGCTATTAAATGCCCCGTAGCAAAAGCACCAGCAAATGCCCCGGTTAACCCCAGTGCGGTAGCCTTTGCTGACTCCATCTGGTCAGTTAGCTCAGCAACAGAACGGCGAGTTTCCCGAACTGAAGCCGCAGCCTGCCTGCCGCCATTCTGCATTGTCTTATAATAATCAGCCCCCATACGTGACGCGCGGGCTATCTCGGTCTGGAATGACTGAGAGTTAGCAGAAACTTTAATGATAAGTTCACGCAGGGTTGCCATTTCATTTCCTCAGAAACAAAAAGCCCCACATTGTGGGGCTTTTTTATGATTTCAATATTATTAAATTAAACCAGCTTTTTTCCTTGCTTCTTCCAGATAATCTTTTTCTGGTTCCTCTTTTTTATGAGCAAGTGCAATCAGAAGATCAATTTGAGCACTTTGCTTTTCAGAGATTTCTTTAAGCATAGCGATCTGATCATTAGCTCTTACGCTTCCTCTGTTCAGGAAATACCAGATAACAAGATCAATAAGGCGAGCAAAAACAAATAATAATATCCAGCCAGTAGTAGTCATTTAAAGCACTCCGTGTGTCAAAAAAAACAACATAACACCTGTTATGAGTGGCATCCACACGAATTATTACTGGCTATGCTGACGCAGCCAGCAGCGCCGCTTCCAGCCCTGCAAAGGGATCGCCGCCGTCGTTTACCTCAATCTCTTCTGTGCTCCACTGAAGCTGAGCATCTTCAATGGTGACTTTACCGCCCTGCGCTCCGTAAACCGCAGATACCAGCTGAGCATTGAGGATATCGCCGCGAATATCGCCGATTGGGCTGATACGGTCGTACTCAGCCCACATCCTGAATTCGCCAACCGTCATGGTTTGTCGCAGTTCGCCCAGCGTGCGGCCCATCCGGAGCGCCAGCGCCATCAGGAACTGCATGCCAGGCATTTTTACTTTGCTTTAGCATCATCCGCGTCACGAATGAGATCAAGTGCCTGCTTCAACAGCCGGGAATGCACAGGGCCATAGATCGCTTCAACCTGTTCGGTGTCATCGACAGTAAAGACGGGCTGCAGGTCGGTATCCAGCAAAATATCGATGAAAAGCGTGACGTCGGCCCGCATCGTGCGGAAGGCTCGTTCTGAAGGGGTCAGTTCTGGTGCCTCCTGGGGCTCCTGCCCTTCCGGTAGTTTGGGTGGTTCCGGGCTGGCAATGCCCTGCCAGCGAATCCAGGCTTCTGCTGATGGCTCACGAATGATGACTTTGGCGTTATCCCACTCCGGAACGGAGACTTCTTTTTTACGAAAGCCCGCCATCGGTGCCAGTGCCAGTGCTTTAAGACTCGGTTTTGACATTAATTTTATCGCCGGTCTCCCGGCGCTCCGTTAATTGATGGTGACGGTGCAATCAGAAGAAGTGATCACGGTGCCATCGGCATCAGTAACCACGCAGGAATAAACCCCGGCATCACCGGATACAGCGCTGGCTTTCGTAAACGTTGCGCTGGTCTGGCCGCTGACCGTCGAGGTGCCCTTTTTCCACGCGTAGGTATAAGGTGCCGTACCGCCCTGGACGACTACGCCCATAGTCAGGGCGCTTCCTGCCGTGACCGTTTGGGACGCCGGAAGGTCAGTAGCAAACGACAGAACTCCTGGGGCGTTAATATTGGTGGGTTTACCTTTCAGACGCAGCGAGAACGTTGCAGCAACAACACCGTTGGTTTGAGAATCCCAGGTGTGCTGACGTACCTCAGCGCGCATAAGGAATCCATTACCAGACGGGAAAATAACCTTAAATCCATAAACCCCGTCGTTATCGTATGCTGCGCGAAGTGCATCCTGCGCCGGGTT